AAGTTCAGCTCTGCTGAAAAAGTTGGTGAGATAAATCTCAATAAAGTACGAGAATTGGATAAGAAAATTAACGATAAAACTGAATAATTATGTCACAAGCATCTCCGGTGTGTGGAAACACCATAAATCTCGACAATCTTCATTTTACAGCAGACGAACTCCGCTCGTTGAATGAACTCGTGGTAACAGCCGTTCTGGAAGCTCCGGAACTGTCTGCATTCCATACCCTCGTCATAGGGATAAAAAATGACAAACGAATAGGAATCATACCAGGCACTTTCGGACTTGTCGGTAAAGCTGCACAGGGCTGTAATCCCGAACCTCAGTGTTACGAAGATCCCGCAGAAGAAAAAACATGGGAACCTCGTTATCTTGAGATAATAATTGATATGTGCGTAACAGAACTTACTGATACGCTCATGAAGCTCGCTATCAAGTGTGGTGTAGAACTCTATGACCTTACAAAGACAGAGATATTTACATTCATCCTTAATATCCTTGAAAAAGATATACGTAAGATGATCTTCCGTCATGTATGGTTCGGTGATCAGAATGCAGCTGTCACTCCTGTCGGTGTTCTTTCTCCGGGAACTGATCCTGCTTTCTTTAATGTAATTAACGGATTCTGGCAGCAGTTTGCTGTTATCTATGCAGCCAATCCCTTACAGTTAAACGCCATGCCGGGAAACACTCAGGCTACATACGCACTTCAGGGAACGGTTGCTACTCCGCTGCTTACCTACAATGCCGTCAACGCTTTGATAGATAATGCAATTTCGGAGCTGTCGCAACAGCCGGACAGGATATTACTTGTTACACGTTCTGTGTTTGACAGGCTTCGCAGGCAACTACAGGCTCTTGGAACAGCATTTCAGGATTACAAACTAATGATTAACGGCCTTGAATTTGCTACCTGGGACGGAATTAAACTCGTATCCATACCGCTGTGGGATCAGTGGATCAGGGCTTATGAAAATAACGGTGTACGTTGGAACGATCCTCACAGGGTTGTCTATACCACTGTCTCGAACCTCAATGTAGGGATGGCCTGTACATCGCTGTTTGACAATATTGATACTCATTATGACAAAAGAAGCCGTATCAACCGTATCGAAGCCGTTGATGCTTTCGATGCCAAAATAATTGATGACAGGCTGTTGATGGTAGGGAGGTAGATATGACAGCAGGATGTAACCAGATAGTAGATTGTATCCTTAAAAACTGTGCGAATCTCGTACCGGGAATTAAGGATGTAGCTTATTTCATCAATCATGATTGTGTTGATAAAGATTTAAGCACGTTTGATCCTGATAATGCTATGCTTTGTACTCAGTTAGTCCTAAAGGCGACATCGCCGGAGTGTTATGCATATTGTATCACGGGATATAATTACTCTAATGAACACAAGGCAACGATGGTCAAGAAAACATACCAGAAGGTATGGGATCATGGTTTTGTTTTCCGTATTTTCGACAATACACCTGAGACAAAGCTATGGATCGAGAATGCCAAAGACAGCCGTTTTATGATCATTCAGGAGAATAATTATAATAAGATTGATCCCGATGGCATCCTCCCGACAGGAAGGACGGTATTCGAGATTCTTGGTTGGGACTTCGGACTTGAGCTTAATGCTGCTGAACGTGATGCAAACTCTGATGAGACACTTGGAGGATGGCTGTTGACTGCCGGATGTCATGATACGCTGAAAGAATCAATGGTCCCGCTTACATATTTTGTCGGTGGTACTATTGCGGCTACCCGTGAAGCTCTGGCTACAATGTTAGCTCCATGTTGTGAATAGATTTAATTTTAAAAATATAAATGTTATGACAGCAAACTATGAATTGAAAAAAGGTGTCTTGCTTCAGGAGTTTGGCTTTCCGGAAAAGGCGTGTACGAATAATACTTTGACTGATGAACTCGCCATCTGGCACTTGAGCCGGCATCCTGAAAAAGCAGTTTTATTTGTAAGGATTTCTCCGGACTTTGCTCCAAAGGGGCAACCCCTTCCGGTTCCTCCTCCGCCTCCTGCAGGAAGTGGTCCTCATGCAGCAGCAAAGCAAATCATCGCAGCCGATCCGGTTATTATCCCACCGAGTAAGATAGCAAAAGAAGATCCTGTCGAAAGAAAAAAACTGATCGAAAAAGCTCTTGCTTTAGGCTTTGTATCGAGTCCTGAGAATAAGATTGAATTGCTTTCCAGTGATGAATTAAAGATAATAATTCCAAATCTTGAAAAGGCAAAGAAGGAACCTGAAATAACTGAACCAATTGTTGATACTCCGGTTGTTGAACCTGAAATTAAAAAACAGACTGTAAAAAAGAAGACGTCTAAAACCAGGAAATAATGCGTGTATCCGCTACAAAAACAGCACCCAGGGTTGAGCGGAACGTCTATCTTACTTCAAAGCACATAAAAGGATATGGCACTAACAATGATTATCCTCAGAAAGTATTAGAGATAATAAATAGTTCCGGAACAGGTCGTACCTGCATGGATATTTATGTCAAATTCGTTGAGGGTGCGGGATTCACGGACCAGGTACTTTCTGATACTATTCTTAACTCGCAGGGAGAGCGTGCTGATTCATTGCTGAGGAAATTCACTAAAGACCTTAAAAACTTCAATGGTTTTGCCTGCCTGGTAAAATATAACGGTTTTGCATTACCCGAAGAATATATCAACGTACCTTTTGAACATTGCCGTATTGAGATAAATAGCAAGGGCGAATATACCGGGAAGATTGCCGTTTATCCTGACTGGACAGGGCTGACAGGCAAAACATTCCGACAGCAAGATGTTAAATTTATTAATCGGTTTGATCCTGCAAAGGCACAGGCTGAAATAATGGAAGTCGAAGGACCGGAAAACTACCTGGGACAGATAATGTATTTTACTGCTGACGGGGATTTTGAATATCCTATCTCTCCGTTTGATCCTGTCATTACTGATATGCTTACCGAGGAAAGCTGTTCTACTATTAAACACAGGAACGCAAAATATAACTTTTTACCTGCCGGGATACTTGTAAGAAAAGGTATTAAACCCCGGACACTTGACGGCGGTGCATTAGATCCTAATGATCCTTATAATCAGCAACAGGCTGAAAGTGCATTAATGATTGGCAGGATGCAAGGAGATGAAAACGCACTTAAACTCTGGGTTGTCGATATTGATTCCGATGAAGAAAAACCTGAATTTATACCTTTTGATACAAAGAATCTTGATAAGGAGTATGATTATACAGAGAAGTCCGTACAGCAGAACATCGGGAGTATGTTTATGATACCACCTGTATTAAGAGGTATTGACGTGGGAGCTGGCTTTGGCTCTACATTAGTTGCTCAGGCTTATGATTTTATGAACTCCGTAACTGGCAATGAACGACGTATGTTGGAGACGGCATTTCAGGATTTACTTGCTTTTTACATCACTAAGTTTGTTGATTTTTCTATTGCTCCTTTGAAATATGTTTATGAAGCCACAGAACCAGAGACAGAATTATGACACCATTTGTAACAAAAACGGATGTAGACAATTATAAATACATTGCAGATTCAGTCCGCAACTCTACGACATGGCCTCAATTTGTTTCCGAGGCTCAGTTGCTTGACGTGAAAGCATGGATTACCGATGCTTTGTTATTGGAACTGGAAAACGAAACAATCACCCCGCCATATTCTGCTGCCAATCAAATTCTGATGGACGGAGGTACTTATGTTTACCTGTCAAAGACTTACCTATTCCAGGGATTAAAGGCTTGTATCATTTACTATGCTTTTGCCAGGTTTACAAATCGCACCGCTTTTAATTATACGGCTGCCGGGATAGTGATAAAAGATAGTGACCTATCGACGCCGATAACCGATAAGCAGATGCAGCGGCTTGAAACAGAGGCACGGCTGACAGCAGATGCTATCAAATGCGAAATAATAACTTATCTTAACAGGAATTATACTCTTTATCCTTTGTGGTCGGATAAGGCTTGCGGTTGCGGGAGTAGTTGCAGTGCCAGCCGCCCTTTTACTGTACTTGGTGATTAATAATTAAAAATTAAAGATATGCAAACACATTCATTAGGAAACATACTCAGATCATTACCACTTGACTTCGATGATCTCTCTGAATTTATCCCTGAGAATAACATAGATGCAAATGGGAATTTCGTTGACGAGAATGGTTTTTTTATCCGGGCTGAATCGGAGGGATATATAACTTATTGTCCTTTTGATAATAAATCAGATGCTGAGAGGATAACGAAGTATTTTGATGTAGCTTACAAATTTGAAGATACAGAGCTTTGCAGGAAGATATTTCTCGTTACTGATGCGCCGGAAATTTCTCCGGAAGCAGAGATAGCTTCAGATATTTATATTGGATACGGTGTGTAATGGGACATCGGCTTGGCATAGGAAATATTGACCTGCGTAATGTACGTCCTTTCAACTGGTCAGCGTACTGGGCGAATCGTTATCCTTCAGATTTATGGGGAGAAGTTGCTTCCGAGACTTCGCTTACATTATATTGGATAAATAATGGGACTCTTGATTATACAGGACATAAGGTCTATATTTCAACTGATAAGATAACTTTTACACTTAATAAGACAATAACAAGTATTGGCACATCTACAACCGTTACGGGATTAACAGCAGGAGCTCGTTATTATTTTTATATAATTGCTTATAAAGATACACACGAATCAGGTATTTCCAATATTATAGATTATCGAATATCAACATTACTTACAGGATTAGTTGCAGGATGGAAATTTGATGAGACCGTTGGCAATGCTGCCGATGTTAAAGAAACTTACACACTTATTAATAATGGAGTTGCTACTTATGTGACTGGTGTAATGGGTAGGGCTGTAAGTATGGGGGCAACAAACATAAGCAAATATCTTGGGATTGATGATAATTTTGGATTGGCATATAATAGTCCTCGGAGTATGTCTGCGTGGATAAATATTATTAACGTGCCGGGTGCTGGTGATTTTACTTTTTGTCTCTTCGATTTACTATTTGCAGGGAATCCGGGCAATACTACCCGTGCCCTATACAGAAGATTAGCGGGTGTTTTTAAACTTGCTGTATATACAGGGACTTATAATACAACATTAACACCGGGGACTTGGTATCATATTGCTTTGACATTAGATCATGTTGCAAATGAAGCAATATTATATTTAAACGGGGTTCCTGTTATAACAACTACCAGTTATGAAGCAGACTATTCTATTGGTTATACAAGTAATTTAGCAGTCGGTGTACATAAATCAACTTCACTTGTTTATTATGCTTCTGAAATTGCTGATGATTTATATTTATGGAATAGGGTTTTAACACCTACTGAAGTTACAGAAATAAGTAGTAATTATGAAGGTTATCTATTTCCTTATTTTCCTAAAATGGATACTGTTGCAAGTCCTTCTGCCGGAGAAAGAGTTAAGGTTAATTTAGCAGGATGGAATGCAGCAATATATCATTCTCTTTATTTACCTCAGAATTATTCAACCGATAGAACATGGCCTATAATAATTGATTTGCCGGGAAATGTAAATCATTTTGTAAATGGATTGCCGGATGGGGATTGTTATTTAGGATGGGGATTAAGTAAGGGAGTAAATTTTATTTGGGCATTATGCCCGTTTATTAATACAGCGGAAACTGCAATGGCCCCGACTTGGTGGGGCGATGGGTCATCGCCAACAACACAAGGTATAGCATCAACAGTTCATTATATAACTGATCTTATTGCTAATATAGTTGCTAATTATCATGGGGATATTAATAAAGTAGTTTTAATGGGTTGGTCAAGGGGGGCTATTGCTTGCGGATATATTGGTTGTTCGTCTGATGTTATGGCTTCAAAATTCATTTCATGGATGCCTCATTCACACCATGATGGAGGTACATATACTCCGGCAGGTGCAGCAACAAGACTTGCAAGAATGTTGGGTAAAAAGACTTGTATAACCTATGGAGATGCTGCTTTGGATGGTGGTTATGCAAATTCCCAAACAGGATTAGCATTGGTACAAGCAGCAGGGGTGACAGAAGAACATTATGGCATTGTTAATATGGGTCATAATATAGAACATTCATTACGATACGGAGATGCTACTGTTGATTCTATACGAGCATTTTTGGCACAATATAAATAGAATATAGACAAATAGAACTTTTAAATATAGTATTAACTTAAATTCAAAATCATGCCAGTAGGCTAAAAATAAAGAGCAATAATTGTTTTAAATAATACCATATAACAATGATAACAAAAGTATTTCACGCAGTAGTTAATACTGATAATCTCCCCGTAGTAGGTGGAGTAACCGGGGCATTAACGCAAGTAAAAAATGTAATGTTCCCATCATTAGACACTATAATTTATACTATCTGTATAATGGCTATTGGTGCTACTGTGGGATATTTAATAAAAATATTCTTGGACTGGTTGATTTTAAAAATTAAGGCATGACAAATGTGTTTAGAGCTTAAAATAATAAGGAGATATTTTAAAAAGGAATATACCATAGGCAGATTTTTTGTCAATGACCGGTCTCTTTGTGATACCATTGAAGATCCTATAAGGGAACTAAACGATTATAACCATGATGGAGACTTTGATGATCCCGGTGAGGGTAAGATTTATGGAAGGACAGCTATTCCTGCAGGAAGATATAAGGTTAAATTCACTTATTCACCAAAGTTAAAACGCAAACTCCCATTAATTTCTCAGGTCCCGGGATTTTCGGGAATAAGGATTCATGGTCTTAAAAACGCTGAATGGTCTGAGGGTTGTCCCGGTGTTGGCGAAAATAAGAAACCAGGTGAACTTGTTAATTATGAACATTGGGAAACAATAATTTGCCAGGTTGTAGAAGAAGCTGTAAAACAAGGGCGGGAAGTATTTATAACAATTAAACAATGAAGATATTTATAGAAGACCGCAGAGATATAGGAGGTCGAAGAAATGTATACACTGAAAATTAAGCTCTTCGATAATAAAGAAGAGTTCAAAGATGGTAAGGTAAGGCGATTATTAACAGAGACTTACTATTGTGAAGTAGAGAAGTTAATGTTTAAAAGCTATGACAGGGGCAGTATGTCTAATTTTGATGATTTTATTAAAGATTCATCAAGCGCAAGAAATAACTGGTTTATAAATCCTATTGATAAGCCAGATCGATTTTTGGATGTGAGTTATTTTGATACCAATAATGAATATAAATATATTGGCATATTGGCAAATAACACACAGAATGCAGAGGTTTATATCATGCAAAATGGTAAAACGATTGATAAATATATTGTTTAACAATTAAAAAAGGCTTTGCGGTCTTCTTAATTATGAAATTCTCAAATACATACAGACTTTATAAGATCAAAAAGGCACTGAAGGCTATCGGCCAGTTTTTTAAAGACTGGTGGTATGTTATCGGGCTTGGAATTGCTATTTATTTACTCACTAAAATAGACGAAATATTATGAACTGGCTATTAAACATCATCGGGATATTGATATATTTCATTAACCGCTATGCCAAACGAACAAAGAAAACCGTCGCCTTCAGTCGTAAATTCTGGATCCAGGATAACTTCCCGGAAGTATCAACAGTAATCCTGATGGATATTGCACTGATGATCCTACTACTGGGAGAGGGGACAAAGGTAAACTTTGACGATCTCTTGAGTAAATTGCCCTTTGGCCTGAGCGTGGCCGGGGAACCCTTCCTTGCATTTTTGCTGGGGTTGGGACTGAGCTCATTATTTTATAAACTATTCCGTAAAAAAGTAAAAGATGCTAACGGCGATTAAGGTATTTTTTGATTGGTTAAAGAAAAACGCTGCCTTATTGCTTGGCAGTCTGGCTATCTTTTTGATGTTTGCCTGTTTTGTTTCAGGATGTTGTTATCATAAAAATCACAGAAAATGTCCCGAGATAATAACAAATACGGTTATTATACATGATACTTTAATCAGGAATATAGTAGATTCATTTCCTTATTATATCGTAAAGACAAATACAATCATTAAGCGGGATACTATTCCACGTATAATAGATACTGCAAAAATCCTTAAAGATTACTATGCTTATCATGTTTATAATCGAAAATGGCAGGATACATTGATACAGGTAAGCATTCAGGATACTGTTACCGAAAATAGATTTTTAGGTAATAATTTCAATTACCGTATCCTGCGACCACAAACTATCATCAATAACACTCAGGATAATAGTATAACTTACAATTCCTATCTTTATGGCGGTATTGATTTAATCCTGCCAAATATGGAATATGCCTCTATTGACGTTTTATATGCGTTTTCACGGGGTTATCTTGGTTTTGGGTATATACCCTTACAGAAAGGGGTATCGTTAAAAGGCGGTGTAAATCTGTTCAAATGGCAGTAAGTTTTTGCTATCCTGATCCGGGATAGAGTTTTTTCATAGTTTTAAGTTTGGGCGGGGCTACGAGTTAGCTCCGCTTTTTTATCTATAACCAATATAAATAAGCATATTTTTGTAAAATAATTAAAGAAATATTAGTTTTATATATAAATATAATATATATTTGCTTTTGAAGTTAAACTTAAAACCGCAAAGAGATGAAAGATTTATCTATTAAAAAATCAGAACTGAATACACAATTCAGAGAAACTGCAGAAGCTCATGATAAAGAGCCTAATATCAGATTGTATTGTTCTCAATATCCTGATGGGTTTACTTTACAAATCAGAGGGCAATTACCTATTTATACAGATAAAAATCTGTTTAGCAAAGGACTTAAAAAAAGAAATCTGATAGCAACTACCCATATAAGTAAAGAAGAAATACTGCAATTAGCAGAATATGTAAAACAACAATAACACTTTGCGGTAGGGTGGCGATCACATCAAAGCCTTACCGTTTTTAATTCATAAACTATGAAGATAAATTTTACAAGACTAATTCAGGAATCAGGTCGTAGTGACCGGCTGACAAAGAAAATAATTGCACGGGCTTTGGCAGAGGCTGACTTTTGCAGTTCAGTACAAAGCGGAGAGCAGATGATACAGAACCTCGAAAACGGCAAGGCAAAAAGCATCAAATTTAACCTGATAACTTTCCTTGCTGAATATTTTCATTGTACTGG